TATACTCTTGTTGAGTTACAAGATTACTCTTTGTCGGGCATAGCCCTAACAAGAGTAGCTTTAATCTGTGATAAACAGCCTGAAATAAAAGGGATTAATTTCTCTGTAGAGATAATTATCCCTGAAGCCAAATACTGCGTTGCTTGCCTAGTTTTGGGTAAATTTACGGCACTTAATACCAGAAACAATTCTGGGTATTGTTTAGAACATCGAGAACTTGATCCTAAACGAAAACAGGATCAACACCAACGCTACAAAAAAAGACGTAGTACATCTGCTTAGAAATAATTCTCCCAGCTACTTGACTTTATTGGGAGAATGATCCACAATAGAAAAAACAAAACACACACAGGAGTCAAAAATGATCGTAAAAACTTTAAAAGTAATTGCAGAAGAGTTTGTCTGTGAGATCAATTCAGAAGAAACAAAAAAAACCTACGGTTTTTTAGCTTACGAATATCCGAACGGTGTTTGCACTGTTTCTTACGAACACACTAACGACGCTTTTTTCTTAAATCGGGACGCTATTGAAGCTTGCGGATTGGATCAAGTTTTAGAAGTTCAGGAAATAGGAGAAATTTGGGAAAGAGATTTAGATTCTTTTCGAGAAACACTCGAAGCCTCGATAAAAGAATTTGGGTCAGACCTTGCTACAGAAAAAGCTTTAGAGCTTCTTAATTAATTGTTAATTATCAGTTATCAGTTATCAAGTAGTACAAACGCTCAGAAATCATTCTCCCAGATAGTTGACATTACTGGGAGAATATTGTAAGATAAGTATAGACAAACAAAACACACGAGGACAAAGTTATGACTTCTATTAATGACGATTGGTTACTTTACGAGTACGAAAGAACGGTACTTATAAAACGTATCGGAGACAATCTTAATCAAATTAACCAAAGATACTTTGAAGGAAACCACGGAATACTAAGCGTCGCCGATAACGGCGATTATGTTACAGTCAAAAGACAGGGTTTATCTGTTGCGGACTATGACACTCAAAAGCTTTTTGACGCACTAGAAAATTTTAGTCAAGATGATCGAGAGTTTCTTTTTCCTTATGACCTTTGGGACTATTTAGATCATTGCAAATACACCCTTCCAGAAAATCAGGAAACTGAAAATAAGTTAAAAACCAATAATGAGTTATCTTTCTCTGAAAAAAGGCAGGTCGCGCTCGTTGATTGGTTGCTAGGTGAACCTGTAATTACCAAGACCTCTATTTCAAATGAGGAACTATGGGAAAAATCCCAGCAATTAACTAATTTGGTTCAAGACTTAAAATGCGAAAATCTTGAATTGACTCAATCAATTCAAGAGATGCACGATTTCAGGCAGCGTGAGCTTAAAGAAGGTTCTGAGATTATTAACCACTTGACGGCTCGTATTTATCAACTGGAACAGGAAAATAAGCAATTAAAAAGCAGTCAATTAGAAGACAAACCAGAACCTAAATCAAATAAAAAACCGACGGCTAAAAAATCTAAGTTTAAACTACCAGAAACCTTTGCTGACTATCAACAAGAGTGCGACGACTTAATTGATGCCTTATCCTGTTTTTACAATATCAAAAAAGGTAAATGGAACGGGAATATTCTCCAATTTATTCTTACTCCCAACGATACCGAAAAAGCAAGGCATTGGCTCTGTCCTATACCTGACAAGTGGAAAGCAGGCTTATATTTACGGTCTGGTCAGTGGTCAGTCGATAAAGTCAATTTGTCTGACCCTGATGAATGGTCAGACTGGTACATGGACATCTATGACTTTGCTGACACTAACGACATAGAGATTAGTTAGTTTCTAGTTATTAGTTATCAGTAGTACAAACGTTCAAAAATAGTTTTCCCACCCACTTGACTTTATTGGGAGAATGATCTAATATAGAAGAGTAAACAAAACACACGGGGTAACAAGCTATGACTTCTATCGAATTCTACGAGAGAGATACAGTTATTAATCGGATCGAAGACAATTTTAATCAGATTAGTGAAAAATATTTTGAGGGAAGCTACGGAATAGCAAGCATCACCGATAACGGTGATTATCTTACAGTCAGAGGACATAGTTTATTTGTTGGGGACTATGATACTCAAAAGCTTTTTGATGTTTTAGAGAATTATAGTCAAAAAGAGTACGATTCCTGTTACGAGATTTGGGATTGTCTTGATAATTGCAAATACACCCTTCCAGATCAGGAAACTGACAATGAGTTAAAGACCGATGAGTTATCTTTTTCTGAAAAACGACAAGTTGCGCTTGTTGATTGGTTGTTAAGTCAACCTGACTTAGAATACCAAGAGTTCGATAAAGCTGAAAACTTAGAACGAGAAAATTTTAAATTGACTCAATCTATTAAAGAAGGATATGAGATTATTAACCACTTGACGATTTGTATTACTCAATTACATACTCGTATTTATCAACTGGAACAGGAAAATAAGCGACTAAAAAGCAGTCAATTAGAAGCCAAACCAGAACCTATAGTTATCAGTTATCAGTAGTACACTTGTTCAAAAAAGATTCTCCCAGATAGTTGACATTTCTGGGAGAATATTGTAAGATAAATCTAGACAAACAAAACACAGAGGAAACAAGATTATGGATGAAGCAAAATATCAAGAGTTATTTTCTGAGGAAAAACTTTTAAGTTTTTCTTCGCTAAAAAAGATAATTGCTGGATACTATCTAGTGATAGTTGTCGAGAAAGACGGTCATTACTACTACTATCATATTGAGTGGATGAGGCAGTGTAACGTTATTGAGTGGACAAATAACGGTGTTATTTGTCCACTCAGGTTATTAATCCCACCTATCTTTAATTTGGTGAAACAGTAATCAGTTATCAGTTATCAGTTGTCAATTATCATCATCAACTATTTGGGATTAACAAGTAGTACATCTGCTCAAAAATAATTCTCCCATATACTTGACTTTATTGGGAAAATGATCTAATATAGAAGAGTAAACAAAACACACAAAAGAGTTCACGATTATGGCTACTGCTACCATCGACAAAATTGATTCTCAACTTGCTGACTTACAGTCTGAAATAGACTACTTAAAATCTCAAATTGAGATTTTTCAAGCCAAGCTATCTGATCTAGAACACTTTAAAGCGCAAAAAGAAGCGCAAAAAGAAAGAGTTCAAAAGTTTGAAGATAAAACCTCAAAAGTATTGACAGAAGCAGAGTCCCTAAATGTAGAGATTCCTTCAAAAGAAGAATTTGAAAAAGTCTATCATATTCCTTGTTGTCAAGGCGGACTGACCGATCAAGAACGGAAAATCCTTTGGAAGCTCCCCTATCATTTGGAAGAGGCTATTGCTGAGGATCAATGTGTAACAAAATCTCGGTTATCTGGGATTAAAAGCAGTCTTTACAAAAAATTTGGGTTGCAAGGTACACCTTGTCAAAAAACCATAGCACTTAAAGCTATGTCTGTTATGTATCTTAGCTAGTCTCATCGGGGTTAAAAAAATATTTTTCAAACCCCTTGACATACAAACATATACCTGTTATATTGGGTATATACCAAAAAACCAAAGGAGTTCACGATGCTGTTAGAAAATGAAGAGTTAGTTTTAGAAAATGAAGAGTTACGCAACTATATCATAAACGATATAGAACGCGAACTAAAAGAAATCGATCTTGCAATTGCAAAATTGCAAAAAAGAAAAGAATTGTTAGAGATAAAATCTGCAATCTTTAAATCAAAATAGCCAATGTTAGGGGTTTAAAAATATTTCTTAAACCCCTTGACATATAAACATATACCTATTATTATAGGTATATACCAAAAAACACAGAGGTAATAAATTATGGCTATGACTCAATCTGTCACCCCTCAACAAATCGGTAAACTACTTAAGAAAGGTGGTTTAAAAAAAGCCACTACCGAAAGAGTAAACTTTCAAACACATTTTGTCGGACATTATGAAGTCCGTCAGTTAAAAAAATTTGGTCTAAATGACATTGTGGTATGTCCTAAAAACGGGACAACGGCAGAGCAGATAATCTCAGTTTTAAAAAAACAAGGAGTTGAAGCTGATCAAGTTCGAGGGCTTGTTTATATTATCTAAAATTCATTCAAAAACCACTTGACACAAAAACATATACCTGTTATATTGGGTATATATCAAAACACCAAAGGAGTTCACGATGAAATTTAACAGACAAGCACCCGGTCACTACGTTGCAACAGCAGAAAAAGTTAAAATTCAGAAAGGCATTGGTGTCGATAAAGATAAATGGTTTTGCCATTTTCCTGATGGTAAAGTATCTTACCGCCGTAGCTATGAAGCGGCTAAGGCTTGGTCAGAAAAATATATAGAAAAACTACAGACATACAATGTCAATCAAGTTAAGACTGTCAAAGAACAGTCTTTACAGCGCAAGTTATCTCGCCACCTAAGTTACGTGGTTGGTTCGGAATCGTTAGGCTGTGTCAATACTGGACGCGCCGCTTGTATAGCACATTTATCTGTTAACGGAAAATCCTTTTATGTAGTCGGTTTTGAAGGTGCTGTTACTGATACCCTATTTGAGAAAGTTGTTTTTAAAATTAAAAAAGATTTACAATCTGGTTTATTCCAAGATTGCTATCAGACTGAAGTATGGGGTAGCGTTTCGGTCTTTAAAAGTTTCAAAGAAGCCGAAAAAGCTTATCGCAAAATGGATGACAAAACAAGAAAACAGAACGAGGAAGATCGTCAAGCAATAGTAGAAGCAAAAGCAAAAGCAAAAAAAGGAGACATGGAGTCAGTATTTGCATTGTCGGACTACGGGGTTATTTGAAAAATATTTTTCAAACCACTTGACACGAAAACATATCCCTGTCATTATAGGTATGTACCAAAACACCAAAGGAGTTAAACAGATGGCAACGCTAAAACTAATCAAAAACGCTCAACCAATGGGAGTTTATCAACCTACGCTCATTGATGAAATGAAAAAGAATGCTGATATTCTTGTCCATTATGCAAATGGAGGAAGTTTTACGATCGAGGTTAAAAACCCTAGTATTAAGGTCAAAGGCCGTGGCGTAAAATGTTGTTACGAAAATGGAAATTTTGAAGTCACAGAAAACAAGTTAAAACAGTTAGAAAAACAACATAAGGTAATCTGTGATTTTTAATTGTCCTAAATGTCAATCACAGAGAATCTCTAAAAAAGGGTTCTCTGTGTCAGGAAAACAGCGTTATCGCTGTAAAGACTGCAATCATCATTTTACTGGTAATCCAGCAGGAAAACCCTCCCACCCTGATTCAATGACTAACGCCGAAAGATGTCGTCGTTATCGGTTGAAAAAAAAACAAAAAAACACTTGACACGAAAACATATACCTGTTATATTGGGTATATGCCAAAACACCAAAGGAGTTCACGATGACCGATCAAGAGCGGATCGCATACTATAATGTTTTAACTCAGCTATTCCGTGTCCAGTGCCAGCTAATAGATTTACGAAAAGCTGGACACATCGAAAAATGTTCGTTAGTTTATGAGTATTTGCTTGACAAGCGGGCAAAGCTAGATAAACAGCTTATCGATTTAGAATCGCTTCCAAATAAGATCATGAATCAATAAAGTAGTTTAGCTGGCTAATATTAGCCGGCATTAGGAGGAATCTCATGAAATTTTTAATCGCAGTTCAGGATCATGAAGGCCGTTGGCATAAAAAAGGATTCGTTAGCTTTAATCGGCGGTGTATTCCAGATTCTCGCCTAAAAGATCTTTTTCCCCCAAATACTAGAGGGTATGAGAATCTTTTAAAATCTTGCCGGTTTTTGGTGGGAGATAAAGCTGCTCAGTCGGTGGATTGGCAGCATCGATCTTTGATGGTTCGTACTCACAAAATAGATTAAGTCGCGTGTGATTGTTAGCAATTTTACTCAAGACTAAAGATTGTTTGTAATCAGTTATCAGTTATCATCAACTATTTGGGATTAACAAAATGAACCAATTTACAGAAAAACTACCCAATCAAGTCACACTAGAGATGGTGAGCTTGCCAGCAGGTGAGTTTCTCATGGTATCTCCTGAAAGTAATGCTCAAAAGCCTCAACACCAAGTTAAAGTCAACAGTTTTGCCATCGGCAAATATCCCATTACTCAGACACAATATGAAGCGGTGATAGAAACCAATACTTCTTACTTTAAAAACAATCCGCAAAATCCCGTAGAAAAGGTTAGTTGGGACGATGCTCAAGCCTTTTGTCAGAAATTGAGTCAAATAACCAGGAAAACCTATCGCCTACCGACAGAAGCGGAATGGGAATATGCTTGTCGTGCGGGGACAACCACTCGCTATTATTTTGGTGATGATGTCAATCAGTTAGGAGATTATGCTTGGTATGACGAAAATTCTAATAACACAACTCATCCCGTAGGACAGAAAAAGCCCAATGGTTGGGGACTATATGACATGAGTGGTAATGTTTGGGAGTGGTGCAAAGATAGTTGTCTGCGGGGTGGTTCCTGGTACAACTATCCGATTTACTGCCGTTCCGCTTACCGCTGCTACGAAGACCGTCGCGACTACCGCTACTACGATAATGGTTTTCGGGTGGTGTGCGACAATCAAATGTTCTTTTACAACCCCTTCAATTTCCCCCTTCTTACCTCTAGTGTAAAAGAATTTGCTGTAAAGCTCGAAAATATGCTAGTAAAATTAGAACATCATTTAGCAATAAGCGAAGATGGTCTTTACTGTAGAATATTTTTTCACCAACCCTATACAGGTGTTTATCCTGGTGTTTATGATACCCAAAAAGTGTACCAAATGCTAAATGAATTGACCGAACATAAAAATTATTTATGGTCTTTCCTCCAAGATTGCAAAGCTTAATAGTTTTAGCTTTTAGAAATCAGTTATCAGTTATTAACCACAAATCAACAGAGGTAATTATGTTTCAATTAATCTTTGCAGAAGAAGATAAAGATGGCAATCCTAAAAACCAAACTTTTACTACCGGGGCTATTATATACAACAAAGAAGGAATACCTCAACAGTATTTTTCCAATATAAATACAGAAGAAGATGTTACCAAAATTTTTGAGTATTACAATCAACGAGACAAGTTATTGTATTTTGAAGCTATGTGTTTGGAGACTGGTCAAGTTATTAAACTAAAGTAGTGAATCAACGGGAGTAATTATGCTATAGCGGTATTCGCTTGAGTGAGATACATACAAAGTCTTGCCTAGACTGACTCATAGCCTGTTGCACTATACCTCATTCGACTGCATACCGCTATATAATAGCTGCAAGGATAACTTGCAGCTATTTTTTAATGATTAACTGGAATCTAGGAAAAGACTTAGCTACTGAAGCTTTTGGGGAAATGGTGGGCGAGTTTGCCCAAGAAATTAACTTTCAGATAAAAGATAATAAATGGCCTTGGCCTCGGGAAACCGTGCGTCAAAACGGTAGTGTAGTTGGCTCACCCCGGGACATTGTGGACACAGGTGAGCTAAAAAATAGCCAATTTATTGAAGATGTATCCGATGTTTATAAAGTAATCGGTTACACGGCTGATCATGCCGCTCTTGTCCATGAAGGGTATCAAATAGAGCGTAACGATGGGACGGTGACAGATGTTCCCGCTCGCCCATTTATCGACACGGCTATAGAAGACTATAATCCAATTGAGGCTTATAGTGAAATCTTAAAGGAAAAATTAAATGACTGAATTAGAACTAAAAAATATTTTGTTAGGCATTAGAAACAATTTAAAGATACTTATTGGTATTGACTTAGGCAAATACGAAATAACAAGCCCTACAGGGCAAAAATTAAATGAAATAGACGCTATTTGGGTAGAGCCTCCTGAATTACCCCCTAACTATAAAGTAAAACCTAATAGTGGGATCGAAGCAATTATCCAAAGAGAGCCTAATCCTTATCACGAAAATTTACTAGGATATACCGTAGGTATAAATAACTATTGCATTACCCTAAAACAGTACAATCTAGAGAAATCCCTAACACCAGTGATTGAAAGGCTTAAATCTTCTCGCTACTGGAATTTTCTAGATCAGCCTCACTTAACTCCTTATACCAAAACCCCCGAAGGGATTATCAGACCAAAAGCGACCTTTAAAATCACTACTGCTAGGCTTTTAGGCTTCTAGAGTACACATTTACTAATCTTTTATAGTACAATGTAACTAGAAAAGTTTAGTCAGTGATCAGAAATGTCCAATCAAATTCTAGAATTAAATCGGAGTGACAACCTCACCCCTAGCCGTGATACGCAATTTTTTATCTCTGGTACTTATGGTTTTGGAGAGGAACCTTCCACACGAGTAGCCGATTTAGGTGGTGCAATCGTCTTAGGTGATTCCACTCTTACCGTGGCGACTGGGGGTTTTGGCCGAATTTTATATGCTGGCACTTTAATTTATGTGGGGACTGCCGGTGATTATGTGGTCGTCCGAACAAAAACGA